TTCGTATCGCTCGCCGTGCTTTTCGAGGGCTAATTCCATTTGAGATTTGCGGGATCGCCGATTGTCTTTGGCTTCCAGTTCGAGCAATTCAGCAGTTCGTTCGCCAACGTCAAGAGTGATTTTAATTGTATTTTCGTTCGTTTTTGTTTCCATACAAGTAGAATCCTATACTAATTTTATCCGCTAGTCAATAAAATGTTTATTTAATGTAAAAAATAATCTTTTTTCTTGACAATCGGATTCTATTCGATATATTCTTAAATTACGGCAACAAGCCGCAAGGAAACATTATGAAAAACTCAAACTTCAACATCGGCAACTTAGTAACTGGCATCGCATTTCGCGGCATCGCAGAGATTCAAGGCAAAAACAATCTGGGCCAATTCGAGTGTGTTACAGAATCCGGTGACAGCTTTTTCGTGCTACCGGAAAACTTGACGCTTTACAGCGATTACGAAGAAGAAAGCTGTGACCATATCGGACGGGCTTTCTGTGAATCAAATAACTGTCCTGATGTCACAAAATGGACAGACGGGACTCCGGTCACAACCGATTCACGCGGGATGGTTCAGATATGACGAAAGACGAACGCGAAATCGAGGCGTTGAAAATAATGCTAGATAGGGACTATCCGTCAGAGTGTTTTCGGCATCTGACGCGAACGCCCGAAACCACGAGAATAAATATGACACGCGATCAATCTGAAAAAACACTGAACTGGTTACTTGCTATTTTGGCGGTCGTTTGCATCGTTGGCGGGCTGATCGAATGGCTCGAAAACTAACTAAATACACGAGAGATGTTGTCGAAATCTGCCCAGTGGCCGAAAAGCCCTGTTACGACAAGAAAGGTGCGGCCACTGCTAAAAACAAACGCTATCAGCAAGACCGCATCGAATTAAGAATCTATCTCTGTAATGGGCATTGGCATTTAACTAGCCTTAGAGCCTCAAAGAAAAAAATATATGACTGACTCAGAAATACGACAATTAGCCCAAAAATACGCTGAAAGGTTTGACGTTGATAATGGCGATTCGCTGAATGAATTTTCCGAGCGTGTCACATGGGAAGTTTTCCCGAAAGCATCAGAGAGACGCGGATTGAGGCAGATTCAATCGCATCGCTACATATTTCAAAACGCAGTCAAGTCCGCCGTCCGAGAACTTCAAAAATCAGGAGTCAAATTCTGAAATCTAACACCGATTCGATATGTATTTTAATAGGTGAGCAATTCACCGCGAGGAAAATATGACAAACAGATCACAATTTGACCGCCGCACGATGGCCTCAGACATCAGATATTTAAGTTTACTCGAAAGGCGATGCAACACTTCACGTCGCCGCATGGAAAACGTAAAGGTGGAATACGTTTTCAGCCGCATCCAGTTTGCCACTTGCTTGGTGGGCGTAGTGGCAAGCTGGGTGCTTTTTGTGAGTGAAATAGCAAAATGACAGTTGGAGAAATAGTAATTTTTGTAACGATACTTTCTCTCGCTTTTATTGATTCAACATGGATACGTCGAGTTGAGAGAAAAATCGACGCTGTTAAAAAATCTATACGTTAATATGAAACAAGACGCATTACAAACAGTCGCAGAAGATCAGCTTTTCGCTCCGACGCCTACTAACTTTTTACAGGTCATCGCAGACGCGGCCCGGGATCCGAACGTTGATGTGCAAAAGATGCACGGCTTACTCGACATCCAGGAACGAATGATGAATAAGCAAGCGGAGATGTCGTTTACGGCGGCCCTGACTGCATTGCAAGGCGAACTGCCGCGAATCACACAGGATGCCGAGATTCGACACTCAGGGCGGCTTATAGCTAAATATGCGAAGTATGAAACAATCGACGCGGCTATCCGACCCTTGCTGATTCAAAACGGCTTTTCGCTTCGATACAACACTCGAAACGATGACGGCAAGGTTATCGTAACCGGCACACTTTCGCATAAAGACGGGCATTCAATTACCGATGAAATTCCGCTTGCTATTGATACGGGCGGTGCTAAAAACTCAGTCCAGGCGGTCGGCTCGACAATCTCTTACGGCAAGCGGTATCTAGTCGGTATGCTCTTAAATCTTGTGTTCGAGGGCGAAGACGATGACGGCAAAGCTGCGGGTTATGCTCCGATCAGCGAAGAGCAAGCCGCTGAGATCAAACGCAAGCTAATGGAAACGGATGCCGATGTAAAAAAGTTTCTCGAACTGGTTAATGCAAAATCAGTCGATGAAATCTCTGTCGATAAATACGCACTTGCGATGATCGCATTAAATCGAAAAGCGGAAAAATCTCAGTAATCGGAGTTTTAATCCAAAATGATATTTCAAGACCTAAAGCCGCTATCGACCGAATGGTTTAATGCCCGAATAGGGATCCCGACCGCATCCTGTTTCGGTAAAATCATCACGCCGAAAACTGGCAAACTTTCGAGTCAAGCTGATGCCTATGCGAATCGGCTTATATCGGAAATCATACTTGGCAGGCCACAAGAAACTTTTCCGCCGACATACTGGATGGAACGCGGCGAGATGTTAGAAGCCGATGCCAAAAAGCTCTATACCTTTGAAACGGGCTATGACATTAAAAACGGCGGATTCGCAACTGATGATTTAGGCCGTGCCGGTGCGAGCCCTGATGCCCGCGTGTTTGACGGCAAAAAGTTAATCGGCGGTGCCGAGATCAAATGTCCGGCTCCGTGGACTCACGTTGAGAATTTGCTGCGAGATGAAATCGATCCTGATTACATCCCCCAAGTTCAAGGTCAAATCCTGATATACGGATTCGAGTTTGTTGATTGGTTTTCTTACCATCCGAATATGCCGCCGGCGTTGATTCGCACTTACCGCGATGATGAATATTGCGAGAAACTCGAAGCCGCGTTGGCGGATTTTCACGAAATCAAAATGGCTAAGATCGAAAAGTTGAAATCAAAGGGAATCGATATTGCAGTTTAATTTCTGGATGCGAGCAACGGCGTGTGACCGGCAAGCCGCTCGAAGGTAAATGACGATTACCTAACATACATCCAGCCGGTCGCAAAATCCCGAGCGCGACGTATACAGGTGCGTTGGCGGCAGTGCCAAGAAAGAGCGGCCCCTCGTTTTGGTTTTGTGGCGTAAGGGCCGTTGGAAGCATACGGGCGAGTGCCTGATACGGTTCGCCCGTATGTGACAAAAAATCTAACAGTTTGACAGACTCGGCGGGCGGTAAACCCGAGCCGCTTTTCAATCGAGGGCTAACTCTATAAGTATTACTTTGGGTTGTATGAAAATCGCTGAGTCTGTCAATTTAATTTTATGAAAGGACAACATCAACAAAAGTTTTCCGCTCACGCGATCTCGGCGGCTCAAAATAAATTGAACCTCGAAGTGAAGACCAAGCCGAAAAAGATTTACGATGCCGAGATGGAATACATTGACGCAATAGACCGCAAGGAAACGAAAGCCTATTCAATCGAGATTTTGAACATAATCAAAAAAGCGGGCAAGAAAGGAATTTCCGGCGTGAACATTCGGCGACAACTTAATCCTGATAAAATCAGAATGTGGGATGCGGCTATCTCGCTTTTGTGCGATGATATTGAGACTTTTAATGTCACGATTCCGCACTTCCGGTATTGCGTTCGGGAAATGAAAACCGTGCTAAGCAGAGCCGAAAAGCATCAGAATGTTTTTAATAGTTCAATGAAGCCGAAAGCGAAATTTCCGATTGAGGCGATTGCGGAGAAATACAGATAATGCCAACTCCGTTGATGATGTTATTTTTCCGTTGGTTTTTAGAGAAACTGACATTTAAGGTCGGGGCGAAAAACTAAAAGTCCGCCGATGGTGCGAGAGCCTTCACACGGCTAAAGAGTTCACCTAGATGCCCGACTCGGCGGCAAAATTTTATGCCAAGATTTAATAAAAAAGTGGATGCAAACCAAAAGGGCATTGTCTCCGAACTCCGAACGCTAGGGGTTCAGGTTATAGTGACCAATTTCGGACACGATTATCCGGATTTGATGTGCGGTTGGGCGGATCAATGGACCCTTTTAGAGGTCAAACAACCGGACGGCGATATTGACAGAGGTCAAATGCAGTTCCTGGCAAACGCTGGCGGGCCTGTGGCTGTCGTTTGTGACTCAGACAGTGCGATACAGGCCGTAACCGATCCGAGCGAATACTGCCTCTCTAATTCGCAGCAAGACCGCATTGCAAAATGGCTTATTCGGAATCCGACGCAGGAAACTTTATCGATCCCTAAGTTTTTCAATTTGATAGCTGAAATTTAGGCGGATTCGGAGTATATAAAATTATGAAACGGCTAAAATATTATTGGGTTTGGCGGTTTATTGCCTGCTTTTTTGAGTTTGTTGGGCATAGAGCCGACTCCCTTGACGAATCAGTCTATCGGATTTCACCTGTTACCGCGTGGCATATCGCCGTTGCTCTATACGGTCGTGACCTGAAAGAGTCAAAATGGATATGAAAATCATTGAACAATATCAATGCCCAGAGTGCGAGGTTATCCGTGCCGACTGAACATCAATCAGACTTTATCTGCACAGATTGCCCGCTTTTATTCTGCGATGAAGAAAGTCTTTGGTGTGCTTTCCGGTGGGCAACGAATCCGAATCAAGCACAGTTAAAAGTCGCGTCGGTTCGCATAATTCCGCAACGCCTCACGGACGCAGAACGCGGGCGAAAATATCGGACTCGCAATCCTGAGAAGCGGGCGGAAACTGTGCGAAAATACAGGGCGAATATGCCGAAAGAAAAGCGGGACGCGATCAATTTGAAACGCCGATTGAAACGAAAGCAGGATTTAGCAAAATGACACCTTACGACAAGTTTTTAGAATCAAAAAAGATCACGCATAAAGAAACCGGATTCGATGTTAAAAAGTTGAATCCGGCTCTTTTTGACTTTCAGGAATGGATTGTCAGAAAAGCATTAAAGCTCGGCAAGTATGCGATATTCGCAGATTGCGGCCTCGGCAAGAGCATAATGCAGCTTGAATGGGCTTTCCATGTCGAGAAGCAAACGAAGCAGCCGGTGCTGATTGTGGCTCCGTTGGCGGTATCATCACAAACAATCCGCGAGGGCGAAAAATTCGGATACAAGGTTACGAAACTTTTACCTGATACCGAACTAAAACGCGGCATCTTTATCACGAATTACGAGCAACTTGGTAACTTCGATTTGTCGATATTTTCGGGAGTCGTTTTAGACGAATCGAGCATTGTTAAAAATCACGAAGGGGCAATCAAAAACCTTGTCATTGAAGCATTCAAGCAGACGGATTACAAACTTGCTTGCACCGCGACACCAAGCCCAAACGATCCGATAGAACTCGGCAACCACTCGGAGTTTTTGGACGTAATGCCGCGAACCGAAATGATGGCGATGTATTTCGTCAACGATCAAAAGGAAACACAAAAATGGCGGCTCAAGAAACACTCAGAGCGGCTTTTCTATGAATGGGTAGCGTCCTGGTCAACAATGCTCACAAAACCATCAGACATCGGTTTTAATGCGGACGGATACGACTTGCCGCCGCTCAATTACATTGAGACTGAAATTAAGACGGCTACGCGGTTTGGGCTTTTCAATGATGCCGCGATCTCGGCAACCGACTTTAACAAAGAGTTGCGGCTTACGAAAGAGGAGCGACTTTCACTTACGGCCAAGCTGGTCAACGAATCACCTGAAAGGTTTATTGTTTGGTGCAAGCAAAATGAAGAAGCTGACTATCTGAAAAAGGCTATTCCTGATGCGGTCGAGGTTCGCGGTTCGGATTCGGTTGAAGATAAAGAATCTCGGCTACTTGGATTTGCCGAAGGCAGCTTTCGCGTTCTGATAACGAAAGCAAAAATCGCAGGGCATGGAATGAATTTTCAGAACTGCCATAATCAGGTTTTTCCGTCGCTTGATTTTAGCTTCGAGGGTTTATATCAATCCATAAAACGATCCCATCGGTTCGGGCAAAAAGAGGCGGTGAACATTCATATCATTACAACTGACACGATGCATAATGTCGTATCGACAATTAAAACCAAACAAGAGCAATTCGAGGCAATGCAAAAACAAATGAGCGAAGCAGTAAATAAGACAATGAAAAAAGCAACCAAAAGTATCGAGACCGAGGGCAATGAGGTATTTGAGGGCGAAAACTCAAAACTGATACGCGGAGACTGCGTGAAACTTATCCGCGATGTTGAAAACGAATCGGTCGGTTTCTCGGTTTTCTCGCCGCCGTTCGCGGATCTATTTACTTATTCCGATCAGCTTGCCGATATGGGCAACTCGAAAGATTACAAAGAGTTTTTAACGGCGTTCGGCTTTCTCGTGAAAGAGATTCAGCGAGTTATGATTCAAGGGCGATTGGTTGCAATTCACTGTATGGATTTGCCTATACAAAAAGGCAAAGAGGGCTTCATCGGTTTGCGTGACTTTTCAGGAATGATACGCGAAGCATTTGAGGCGAACGGGTTTATTTATCACACGCGAGTCACGATTTGGAAAAATCCCGTTACTGAAATGCAGCGGACAAAGGCGCTCGGCTTGCTTCACAAGCAACTCAAAAAAGATTCGACAATGAGCCGCGTTGGAATACCGGACTATCTGCTCGTGTTTCGCAAGATCGGCGAGGATAAGGTTCCGGTCGAAACACATATCGACGTTGATACTTGGCAGAAGTGGGCTTCGCCGGTTTGGTATGATATTGACTACGGAAACACGCTGAATAAAATGCCGGCGCGTGACGGCAAAGATGAAAAACATATTTGCCCTCTCCAGTTAGACACAATCAAAAGGGCGATTGCTTTATGGTCAAACGAACGCGATCTTGTGCTTTCGCCTTTCGCGGGCATCGGTTCCGAACTTTATCAAGCCGTCAAAATGAATCGGCGGGCGATTGGGTTTGAGTTGAAAGAGTCATATTTCCGAGAGGCCGTCAAAAACTTGCAGGAAGCGGAATTTGAGGCTTCGCAAGTCAAACTGTTTTAGAATCGGAAATCAACGAACTGGATTAAATGTCGATCAAAGATAAATACACCGTTGACTATATCGCAAAAAGGCAATGCAAATCCTGGCTACTTCATAAGCATTACGCCCGGCGTATTCCGTCAATTTCCTACGCATTTGGATTGTTTGAAAATAGAATTCCTATCGGAGTAATGACTATCGGCAAACCGCCGTCACCGTCGCTCTGTATCGGTGTTTGCGGTCAAGAATACAGCGAGTTTGTTTTTGAGCTAAATCGCCTTTGCGTTATCGAGGGATTAGAAAAAAATGCTCTTTCGTGGTTTGTCGGTCGGTGTCTTAAATTACTTGTCGGCGACTTCGTGTTAGTTAGCTATGCCGACGCATCACAAGGGCATCACGGCTACATTTATCAAGCAACAAATTGGTTATATACGGGTATCTCGGCGAAGCGAACCGAATGGCGTTAGATTGGCGAGAACACTCATTCAAAATCTGTTTGTGATAAATACGACATCGCAGATATGAGAAAAATGCCAGAGCGATTTGAGCTAATCGACCGCAATCAAAAACATCGGTATATTTATTTCGTTGGAAGCCGAAAAAGGGAATTTCGCAAAGCATTAAAATACAAGATTGAGCCTTATCCCAAAGGCGATAACCGCCGATACGATGCGAGTTATGAGCCAGAAACGCAAGCGAAGCTGTTTTAGTTTTTCTAATTGACATTCGGCGTGATCTTGGCTAGAATAATCCAGACGGCGACGGTTTTAAGAACGGCAATATTTTCATTTGAATTATCTCTTGGCAAGAGCCTTTAGTCATTTGCCTGCTAGTTCTGAAATCGTAGCCGTCAAACTCCGATGATGAAACTATTCAGGCAGGCAAATCACTAGAGGCTTTTTCTATGGCCGAAAACTCACCGGCATACCTTTTTTATCCCAAAGACATTCTTTCGAGCGGTCGAGTGTCCGCATTAACGCCGCTCGAAGAACTTTGGTATCGCAGGGCTTTAGATCAAAGTTGGTTGCATGAAGGGCTACCCGCTAATCCGGCGGAATTTGCCGGATGGATAGGCCGCGGCTGCACAGTAAAAGCTGCGGAAACGATTATTGCAAAATTCTTTATCCCTTATAAAAAAAACTCCGACAAAGTTATCAATCCAAGACAAGAAAAAGAAAGAGCGAATTTACGCAAAAAAATTAAGCAAAAATCCGACGCGGGAAAGCGGGGTATGGCAAATCGTTGGAAACAAAAGAGTAAGAGCGATAACAGCGTTATAACAGAACATAACATTCCTATTCCTATTCCAATACAATATAAAGAAGAAGAAATAAGAGAGGGGGCGGCTTCGCTGCCCGACCCCAAATCGCATCCGGCGATAGTAGCAATTCACCACGCATCAGGAACTTATCCGCCGAAAGAAATTTATCAGGAAATTATCGACAGACTTGGTTTAGTTATCGACCAGCCAAGACTTGATCAATGTTTTAGGAAATGGCGGGTTAAGGGATTCAAAAAGCAGAACTACGGATGGGCACTGGACTGGTATATTGACGGTATTCCAACCGACTGGGCTGGTTACAAAAATGGAAAACATCAAACGAACACTAACGGAAATAAACGAACTTCAGCAGAGAGAATCGCAGATCACGCACGCATCATCAGCCAATATCCCACAGAGGCAGAGCTTAGGAATAAGTCAGGAAAAAATTAACGCAATGCTCGCCGTCCTAAACAAACGATGGCTTTCGCAGGGTTGGCGAGTTATGGATACCAAAGACTCGGAGCCAATGGCGATAACGTGGATCGAGCAGCTAGACCGCGAGCAAATCCCATATAGCCAATATTTTGAGCTTTATACTCGCTGCATTGGATTGAGAGCAAGGCGAATCGAACAAGGGCTGAAATGCGATGACTTTTCTGTCGATATGATGATTGCTTGTTGGCCGAATCTGCAAAGAGAACTTAAGCAAAAAGAAATTGATCAGGGGCGGACGCTTCCGAATAATGCGGAGTCCGTTTGCCCTAAATGCTTTGGTTCTGGATTTGAATTATATCGAGAAGGTCAGTATCAATATACTCGAAAATGCCAACACGGTTAAAGCATAGAAATTTCCTAGCCTTAAAATTCTCACGTTGACAAAGATTCACAAATACGATTAAACTTTCGACAATGAGCACGAACGCACAGAACGCCTCAGAAAAAGCCGATTCAGGCAAAACAAAACGCACTCCGACTTTGCCGCTTGGGAAATCAAATTGCGTTCGTGTTCGTTTTGCCGACTAAAATTTTATGGATTCACGTTCCGAAGAAAAATTAGCAAAAGTTCATCCGCTACTTGCCGAGCGTGTTCGCAAGTTGGTTGGATTGACGGCACTCGATCTGCGGGTCGTTCAAGGTTTGCGAACTTATGCCGAGCAAGATGCTTTGTTTCATCAAAAGCCGAAAGTAACAAATGCTCGCGGCGGATTCTCAAATCACAACTTCGGATTGGCCGTCGATCTTTGCCCGTTCAAAAATAACAAGCCGGATTGGAACGACGCCGAAGCGTTCAACGAAATTGGAAAATACGTCCACGAAATGGGCGGACTCGAATGGGGCGGTGATTGGAAGTTTGTGGATAGGCCGCACGTTCAGCTTCCAGGTCTAACTGTTTCGCTTTGCCGGTCGCTTTATGAGCGGGGCGGGCTCGAACTTGTATGGAAACGAGTCAACGAAATTAATCACGATGTTGCGGTTTTGGATTTTGCGGACGGAATTACCCGTGATCTCAAGTTCGGTGACAAAGGTGCGGACGTTCGGGCCTTGCAGGTCAAACTCGGCATCAAGGTTGACGGCGACTTCGGCAAAGGCACGAAAGCCGCATTGATGGAATTTCAGAAAGCGAATGGCTTGACAGTTGATGGTGTTCTTGGAAGCCGGTCCAGGGCCGCATTAGGAATATAGATGCCAAGATTTCAGACAGAAAAAGCCAGGGAATTGTGGTTTTGGGATAAGGTTGCATTAACCTCAAATCCTGACAAATGCTGGGAATGGCAAGGCTCACTTAACGATAGTGGCTATGGCAATACAAGTTTTAAATGCAAAGGCATCAAGGCTCATAGGCTTGCTTGGTTTTATGTCTCCGGCAGTCATTCAACTAAGCATATCTTGCATTCCTGTGATAACCGCAAATGCGTAAACCCAAAGCATTTACGCGAGGGGGTTCAGGCCGATAACTCACGGGACATGGTTGACAGACGAAGGCACTTTCGGCATAGTCAGAAGCAGTGCATACACGGTCACGACTGGACAAGTTCTGAAAGTATAAAAGTAAGGATGCGCCGTGGCAGATCTGAAAGGATTTGCGTAGAATGCTCGAGACGTCGCAGCAGAGATTATGCTAGGCGGATTAGGGAAATACAGAAACTCGGACTCTAAAATCAGGAGAAAAATCTTATGTTTGACATTGATGTTTTGAAAGGATGGATTGCTAGTTTAATTCGCATGACTGGTGCGGGCGTGATTGCTTGGCTTATCTCGAAAGGTTATTTAACCGAAGAGTCTGCGGCTACGTCGGTTGTGATCGTCGCGGGTGCATTGGCTGTTTTGATTTCGTCGCTTATCGGTAAGATTTGGACAAACAAAAAAGTTGAAGCTGCTTTACAGCTTCCGGCGGGCAGCTCGAAAACCACTTTGAAAAACGTGATCGAGGGAAGTTGATGTCAGGTAAATTCGACAAGTTCAAAGAGATTTTCAACGTCGCGGCTCCGATAGCTGGTGCATTCCTGCCAGGCGGAGCCAATTCCGCGTTAGCAGGCGTCACGGCGGCTTTGAATAATCATCCGACAGCAACAGCGTCACCGGCCTCAACAGAAGCGTTAAAGGCTCTCGCTGCGGACAATGACGAGCAAACAAAAGCAATCGTTGCGACCTTTGAATACGTCAAAAAACTCGAAGCCCGGATTGTCACACTTGAATCAAAATTTTAACCGGCTGCGGGAGAAGCCTGTTTGGAAACAAACGAAAATGCGAGCAATTCAAAATGGCGATATTCATTCTCACTACTTTAAGCGAGTGGCTAGAAATCAATGCAGTTGCACTCGCGGTTGCCATTGTTAGTTGGCTCACATCTGCCGGTGCTTTGGTCTGGGTTTTATCTCAAATCTCGGCATCGTCAAAGGCAAACGGTGAGAAATTGGAACACCTCTCGAAAAAGTTTGACGATCACGCTGAAGACTTCGATAGGCATAAATCAGATTCTTCGGTGCATACCACGTTTGAGTTTCGGCAATCAGTCGGCGGAAGGCTTGACCGAATTGAAGACGAAATGAAAAACGGACACGAAAGGATCGAGGCTAAGATTGACCGATGGGCAGAAAAGATGATGTCAAAGTAAGCTCGCAATGCAGTCACAAACAAACCGCCCGCATCGGCAAATCGAATCTAGTTTCCTGCAAATGCGGGAAATTCTTTTACAGAGACTTTGGAAAACGCACCTAAAAGAAAATGCTGCGAAGACGGTTGCGAGAATCCGGTCGGCGATAGCTCGAACATTTGCAGCGAGTGCCTTGAAAAGATTTTAGCCGATTGTGAAGGCTTCGAGAATTGAAAAGTGTCAGAGAAAGTTCCATGTCCTGAGTGCGGCGGACCGATGTCGCCTAAAGCAAAACGTGCTTGCCAAAACTGCATCGGCGAGGTGCTTGAAAAAGCGGGCGGGGCGTTAAAAAACCTCAAACCAATTCCCTTTAGTAAAACATTTCAACCGGCAGGGGTCGGCAAGGCGAAAGGGCCGAGCCGCGCAAAGGTATATGAGCGGCTTTTAAGCTGCGAAGTTACCGTCGAAGACGAAAATGGCGAACCGTTCAAACTGTCTTTTCATGAAGCAATCGCACTCGGTCAAGCCCGCTCTGCTATGGCAGGCAATACTCATGCGTGGAGAGAGATTCAAGACTCGCTTTACGGCAAGCAGACAGAGAAAACCGAACTAACCGGTGCAGACGGCAAGCCACTCGAAACAACTTCAACAATCATCATTCAAGGCGTCAAAAGTGACGGCAAATAACGAGCCAACTGTAATACAGATTCCTGATGCGTTCACTCGCAACTGGAACTCTACGCTGCCCTATTCGATTTGGTATGGCGGACGTGGCTCTGCGAAATCATGGACAAAAGCAATTTATTTTCTTTGCCGTGCGTCGCAAAAAGAATACTTCCGCTGCATCTTTGCCCGCGATACTCAAAAGAATGTCCGCGGCTCGCAGTATCAACTTTTCAAAGACATTGTTGCAAGGTTTCCATGCTTTGAAAATCAATTCAGCTTTCATGAAACGACTATGAAAATTACGCACAAAGCGAGCGGTAATTTTCTATCAGGTGGAAGTTTTGAGCAACCGGACACGCTGCGATCCGTCGCCGATCCCACTGACTTTTGGGCAGAAGAGCCAATCACGCGAGAATACGCAATCAAACGTTCCGACTTTTTCGACATAACGGGCTCGCTCCGAAATCCATACGGCATCGCTCCGCGTTTTCATTTCACGTTCAATCCGATATCAAAACAGACCTGGATATATCAGGACTTTTTTCAGGACGGTTTATACGACGGCGAAGTCGAGATTCTGTTTGTGAATTACTGGGACAATCCCTTCTGTCCTGAATCCACTATCAAGTTTTTAGAGTCACTGCAACGTCTTGACCCAAAACGATACGAAGTTGACGCTCTCGGTAATTGGGGCATTGCATACGAGGGGCTAATCTACAAAGAATATGAAGCCGTTGATGGCGATAAGATGCCGGAAAGCACTTTCTACGGGCTAGATTTTGGCTATAACGATCCGTGTGCATTAGTCGAGGGGTGCGTAGTCGATACGCCGAATCAAGATAAAAAAGATTTGTTTTTCCGAGAATTGCTTTACGAAGTCGGACATACTTCTGCTACACTTATCGCAAGATTTCAGGACTTAGGCGTTAATAAATCTCGGACAATGATTTGCGATAATGCAAGGCCGGAAATGATCGAAGACTTAAAACGAGCGGGTTACAACGCGAAGCCTTGCACGAAATATAAAGGCTCGGTTGCAGACGGCATTAATCGAATCAAAAAATTCAAGCTGAATATCGTGAAAGGCTCGCGGAATATGTTTGATGAAATATCGACATATTGCTGGAAAGCTAAAGACGGTGTAATAATGGAAGAGCCGGACGGCGGCATGGATCACTTGCTAGATGCTGCCAGATACGGCACTGAGATTTTTGTTCGCAAGGAAAGCGGTATGCTCGAATTCGATCATTGGGTATAAAATATGGCAACGCAAGCAGAACTTAAAAACTCAAGCGATTTCAAGTCTAAGGCGTGGCTCTCGCAAAAATCGGCCTGGGCTTTGGTAATGGACTTATGGCAGTCGCCGCTTTATATCCGCGAGAAAGGTCAGGACTATCTCGAAAAGTTCAAGAATGAAAAGCCTGAGAAATATCAAGAGCGTTTAATTCGTTCGGTCCCACAAAACAAGTTCCGCGAATCAATCGAAACAATGGCGGGCATGGCGTTCAAAGACGATCCGGCTCCGCAGGGCGCGCCCGAACCGCTTGCCAGCTTATTCACCGATATTGACGCTTGCGGAAATTCGCTGCACTCGTTCGCATTGACATCGTTTGAAAAATATCTACGCGACGGCGGCGGTGCGATCTGGGTATCAGCTACACCGTTGAACGAAATTGCAAAAGAAAAAGTTGATGGCGGACAAGCTCTCACAGCCGCGGACAGATACGGCGATAGGCCAATATGGAATTTCGTCGAGGCCGCTCAAATCATCAATTACCGATTCGATAAGGTCAATGGCATTGACCAGCTCGCACAAGTTACGGTCGAAACTATCGAAACCGAACCTGATGGCGAGTTTGGCGAGACTGATGTTAAACGTCATTATGTTCTGACAGTCGGCAATGTCCGAGTCGAAAAACTTGTCGGAAAAGACTACGTTAACGAATCTGATAAGGGCGGACCTACCGGCCTGTCAGTAATTCCATTAATTCCGCTTGCTCCGTTCGGCACTCCGCCGCCATTGCTGAATCTGGCAATGATGGACGTGCAATATTACAACAAAGAATCTGATTTCGATGATTGGTGTCATAACGCTTGCGTTCCCGAGCGAATCTATAATTTCGACAGCAAGGAAGACGCGGCGGAATTCAATAAGCAGATAAAGAATTCCGCATCTATCTCACGTGGAATGTGGGGTCAATTCGCCAAAGCATATTTCAACGAGGTTAGTGGAAGCGGATTAGAGGTAGTTGAAAGACGCCTCGAATCTCTAGCCGCTCGTATGGCGGCTATCGGCGTCGGGATGCTCGCACCTTCGGACGTTGCCCCGAAGTCAGCGACTGAGGTTTTAGACACATCTGGTCAACGTCAATCGAAACTCGCACGATATGCCCGCGAGTTTGAGAACGCCGTCGAAAAAGCGTTTTACATTACAGCCGAGATACTGAATATAATCAGCGGCGTCGGCACGATCGATCTATCGACGGTCGAAGACGTAAGCCTAAAACTAAAGATGGATTTCGACCGGCTGACCTACACGCCGGAGAGAATGGCATTCTTTGAACGCTTGCTTGATTCAGGAAATATCAGCCGTATGACTTTCTTTGAGATACTTGCGAAGTCGCAGGAAATGCCGCCGAATTGGACGCCGGAAGAAGAAGAAAAACGGCTCAATGCGGACAACGAACTTATTACCGACGCCGATATAAACAACCCGAATCCTGATGACGCCGGAACAAACTAAACGAGCTGAAAAAGATGCCGCTGATGCTGCGAAATTCATAGGCTTGCTTTTGCTAACGGCAATGGCAAGTAAATCATCGCGTGAATTGAATCAACTTGAATGGAAGCCGGAAACAGGCAAGTTCTACATCAACGGCCGCTCAGTTTCTATCGCATCTATTCGCAAATATCTTTTGTCGATAGAAAATAAACTAGGCCGCAAGATCGCTAAACTCATTGACCAATTAGAGAAAAAGGAAATCACGCTCGCTGCATTTCAGCGTGAGTTTGAAAGCACGATAACAAGTTCGCATATCTTAGCCGGTGCTTTAGCGGTCGGTGGCATAGCATCAGCAGTCGCCAATCCGTCAGTTCGGGCACGGATCGCAAGCGAGATAGACTTTGCCGACAAATTCATTGCTGAGATTCGCAAAGGAAAGGGCGGGTCATTGGCATTGCTAAAGTCACGGGCGCGAAGTTATTTTCGGGCTGCGGCGATAACCTATTCGCAGGTCGAGCAGGAAGTCAGACTCGCGGTCGGTATTCAAACTGAAGCTCGGCGGCTCTTAGGCGTCGCGGATCACTGTCGCAACGTAGTTAAGAATAGAATCGTAAGTCCTAAAAGAGCCTGCCCATATTGGCATGGTAAATGGTTTCCTATTGCCGATATACCGCCAATAGGCACGCTGATATGTCAACGGCACTGTAAATGTCGAATTGAATACCGATAGGAACGCTCGATCCGCCGAGATATGTAGGCGGATGCGCGCGTCATTGCCGTTGCTTCTTGATATACAGGTAATGTCGGTGTATCATAGCATATATGAAAATATGTGCTAAATGCTCACGGCGTATGCGATCAGACCGCAATTCTGAGTATTGCAAACAATGTTCACAGACTTGCCGTTGCGGAAGTAAAAACTCGACTGTCTGGCATTGCGACGACGATCTCTACAAGCACAGCGACGTTCGCACAGTCGATCAGGGATGCTCTGCCAACTCCGCCGACGCCATAA